ACCTAACGTGATTTTAACTGCTGGTAATTAAATAAAAAGGAGATAATTATGAAAAAGGTAATGGGAGTTATAGTATTTTGCACTCTATTAAATGCTTGTGCATCATACACACCAATCATTGATACATCAGGAAGAAGCGGTACTTTCAATGAAAGTAAAGCTGAAAATATTACAAACGATTTAGTAATTTGTAAAAAAGTTGCTAAAGACCACACCAACAATTTCGCTGAAACAGGCAAAGCGGTTTATAATGTTTGGTGGAGAGCATCAACATTGTGGTTATCAGATAAACTAGAATACAATTATCCAAAGTTTTATCGTAATTGTATTAAAAACAGAGGACACTCGGTGCTGAATTAATATGTCAAATTTTATAAAAGAAAATAATATTTTTCTTCAACAAATAGGCAAAAAGAAGAAAGAACCATTAAATAAACTTTTATGTTTTTATATTTTATCACAGCTTAATGGTGGTTGTTCTATTCATAAATGCTTTATTCAAAGACCTATTAAAGATTTGGTTAATAGAGTTTATGAAGTTTATAAGATTGAAAGTATTGAAGATAAAAAAGACTATGAACTAGATGGCTTAACAACTGATTTTAAAGATTTAGAATTTAAAATTAGAGTTGAGTTATATAAGTTAGATGATCGCAAATGTGTTAAAAGATTTGATAATAAAGGTGGTTTAATTACTTATCAATTAACAGATGTAGGACAAAAATTTGTTAAAGGATATTTATTAAGTTGGTTTTTATTTAAAAGTAATAGAGCAGTAATTGAGGGGGTTGTTTATGACAATTACTCATAAATGTGGAGATTGTAATATGTGCTGTAAGCTGCCAGAAATTCCATCAATAAATAAAAAATCTTATTCTTGGTGTAAAAATTGTAACATTGGAGAGGGTTGCAATATTTATGAAAAAAGACCTGAAAAATGTAAAGAGTTTGTTTGTTTATATGTAACAGGATTAACAGATTTAAAACCTAATAAATGTGGGTTTTTTATATTTCCTGAAAGTGAACAATCTACAACACACAAAATATTTACAATATATTCAGAACCACACAAATTAGACAAAATTCCAACAGCAATAATGCAAGATAATAAGTTATCACAAATGGTTAAAGATAACTGGGCATTTCATATAAGGTATAATTCAGATGATAATGATTTAGCCATATTTGATTTAGCTGCTTTTGGGATGGGTTTAAAAAAAGTTAAAAGAAATAATCCAATATTTAAGGAGGAAATATGAGAAAAAATAAATACAACAAAGAACAATCCTATCAAGGAGCTGTCAATATGCTGAATCGAATAACGAGTCATTATAACAATGGCTGGTTTTCAAGAAGCGATTTTACGCACTATATGGGATTTAAGATTAAAGAAATTCGGTTAGATTTAAACAAAACTCAAACCGATTTATCCAAAGCTTGTGATTGCACATTTCAACAAATTCAAAAATATGAAAATGGTGTAAATACAATCTCTTTGTATAAACTACTATTATTAACTCGTTTTTTTAATAAGGTTATTAAAGAAGTTAATAAAAACACAGAAAACAAAAAACCTTATATTGGAGTTGAAACATTTACAAAGCCAATTACACAATTAATTAATGGAGGAGATAATGAGTAAGCAATTTATTGAAAATAAATTAGGGCATAAGATAGAATATAATCCTAAAGCAAAGGGTTATAGATATTCTGTAGATGGACAACATAAATCTAGTGTAACTACCGATATTGGTAAAAGAATGGATAAAGGTTTTTTACAAAATTGGTCAAAGAAAATGAGGGATGAATCTATAAAAGAGATAATGCTTATGGAAAATAAACCACTAGACCAAATTAATAAATTTATTCAAAGAGTTAAAGAAAGAGCAGAAAAAAAAGAATCTTTTGGTAAAGATATTGGAAGTGAGCTGCACGAATGGATAGATTTATTTTTTAAAAATAAAAAAGAACCTGCATTACCTGAATCTGAACCTTTAAAAACAATGGTAATAAAATGGAAAAGATTTTGGAAATCACAGAAGTTTAAAGTAGTTGCGAGTGAATTACCTTTATATAGTCCTAAATTTGATTGTTGTGGTACTAATGATGTTATTGTAACTAAAGATTCTTGGAATGGTAAAAATGCAGTTCTCGATTGGAAAACAAGTAAAGATTTTAGTTTTGACCAACCAATTCAAGTAGAAATGTATAGAAGATTTATAGAGGAAACAACCAATTTTAAAATACAAAAACTTGCTGTTGTAAATATACCAAAAGAACCTGAAAAGGAGGTTTCTATGTTTATTGTCAAAATAGATGAGTCGTATTTTAAAGCTTTCAGAGCTATTAAATATCTAAATAATCTTGAAAGTAAATTTAAAGAAGACCTAAAAAAATGGAAAAAAAATAATGGAGGAAAATATGTATAATGAAAAAAAAGAACCTTTTGTAGCTTTAGAAGTTTATTTAAAGCCAACAGGTAAAGTATCGCCTAAATATGAGTTTCAAGCTTCAAGTAAAACAATGCTTAAAGATACATCAACAGGGAAAAAATATACCACATTTCAATTTGCTAATTGGCTAAACGAAAGCCATGTTATTGCAAAAATAAGACAAGGTTATGTTTTAAAATTAGGTTCAGTTGATGTTGAGTCCGATAGAATGGATAAATACGCACATTCTAATTTGCAAAGAAAATTTGCATGGTATTTTGTAAAAGATAATTATAAAACAAGAAGCATTGATGGCATGAAACCGATTGGACAAAGTATGCCTCAATATTCAGCAGTTGCTATGACACAAGCTCAACCATCTGCTCCTGATAATGCTGTTCCAGTTACAATGGAAGATCATAAAAAAATGCCAACAATTAACGAGGATAGTGAAGATTTGGATGATGAAATACCTTTTTAATAATGTTATAATGAATGATTCTTATGGTCAATCAAACCAACGAAATCATTTGGTTAAAAAACGAGCTAGAAAGAGTCAAGAAAGATTTGGATTTAGCTCATGAAGAAAACCAACTTCTCAATATTGAAAATCAAAGACTTAAAGAACTTGAACAATCCCATAAAAAGTTAAATGGAGAATTGCGTATGGAGTTTTTGGAAGAGATTGAAAAGGTTAAAAAGGAAGCGGACAGGTTAATGATTAATAAGATGACTAAATACGAAAAGAAAATTAGAGAACTTAAAAAATATGCAGAAGATATGTATAATTACCCATAGGAGATAACAATGGACACACTTAATTTAAATAGTAAAGCAGCATATAAAAGAATGACAGAAGCTTCTAACCAATGGAGTGAATGGGCAGAGAAAGTTATTTTATTAGATGAGGGAAGAAAAGCTACCTTTTCTAAATGCTTTGCCAAACATAAATTAACCTGTAAATCAATCGCAGAAGCCGAACATAAAGCTAGAACCGACACCGAATATCAAAACATTATCAAAAGCTATGCCCATGCAGAGGGCCAGCTTATTAAAGCTAAACTGAATTATAATAATTTAGATCGCTATTTATCTGTTAGACAAACAGAGGTAAAAAGGGATTTAACCCTTGCTGGTAAGCAAGAGGGATAGAAATTCAGACTCTGCCTAGCGGTATTTCTGAATCCACTTGGGCGGCATTAATGTCCTTTCTGTTGCCCTTGTGGTATAAAGGAGGAGCAATGGACTACTTATATATAAATGAAAAAGGTAAGTACGAAAGAATGGAAAACCGAAAAGAATTAAAAAGATCAGTATTCTTTTTATTAGGTTTAAGTTTCTTATGCTTACTATTAGGATTTGGTTATTTAGTGCTTAATAATTTCTAATCCTGTTAAATCAGTTTTAGAAGTTATTTCTTTAGTATTATAATGATGATCTAAAACAAATGCGTCAGGGTGTTTGTTTAGTTCATGTAAGGTTCTTTTGACTCTAGGGAAATGTGGTTTCTCATCTATAAAAATAAATGAAGCATAACATCCTAAAGGAGTATGATAACTATGCAGCTTAACATCTAGCTCTGTAATGACATAATCAATAGGATTGCTGACTGCCTTTTTATTTTCTTTTTTTTTAAACCAATTCATTCCTAGCATTATTTTTTATTGTTCCTGAAGATTTGTGTTCCCTTAATTCCAAAAATTGATGCACAGACCAAAATCCACAAATTAGTGAACCAAGATGGAAGAGCTTGAAAATGTTCAAAGAATAAATTTATCTTTGCCATAGCTTCAGGGTCGTCTGACCAAACACCATAAGCTAAAACTAAAATTGGAAGAGTTAAAATTAAAAGGACTATTTCGTCTTTGTAATCGTTCTGTCTAGCTTCTAATAATTTGCCTTGATATGCTTCTTCCCCTTTAGCCATCTTTTCTGCATGGAGATATTGTGCATCTGCCATACGCATTTTAGTTTCTTGTCTTTTTTTATAGATATGGCTTCCAGCACTTACAGCCATTTTAATTGCACTAAACCACATTATTTTTTTTCCATTTCTTATATCCATCAACCCAAGATTCTTGTTTTGGATTTTCTTTTTTAAATTCTTTACCAAGTTTGGCATAATGAATAATTTTGTTATATCTTTCTTCATCTGTTTCGCCCTCTTTCCTACGAGTTGCGTATTTAATAATATTTCCATCAATAAAGTTCAGCTTATTAGCCACGATATATTCTATTGGCTGGATAGCATTATCTAGGTAATGGTTACCCCCACTTTGTTCTTTTAACGCAGTCTGTGGGCTTGTATGTTCGTTTAAAGTACCATTTTTGTTCATACTATCTTCTTAATCCATCTTCCACTAGAGTTCAAGACCATTGGTAATAATCGTGGAATACCTCCCACAATTACAGCCGATCCCATAATAAATCTCGTTCTAAAGTTTTTAGCATAAGCAAAAGCCATGTGTTTTTGTGCAGCTAAACATCCTACATTCATCGCAAAGAATAGATTATCAGGATTTGCCCAATAGCTTATAACAAACTTCGTATGGTAGTGTCCTTGCACAGCACTCATACCCATTGTTTGAGATACCTTTAATACATCAGCACTTCTTCCATGTGTAAAGAAACACTTTTGTCCATTACTCATTTTTAAAGTTAAATCATCTACCCATTTCCATTTCTTTGTTCCTAAAAAATCTCCATAGTCTTTTAAGAACTGACGACTCATTCCATATTTTAAAGCTCTCCGATATACCAAGCTAGAGTGATTACTTTCTACTTCAACCATCTTTGGAAAAATAGATTCTAATTGTTTTATGTATTCTTTTGATTTATCTAATTCGTGTCCAGCACTATATAAATCTGGATCGTGTGTGTGCATATTGATTGCGTGAAAATCTAACAGGTCTCCAATATTAACGATAAAGTCTGGTTTAAATTCTTTCTTAATTGCTTTTAAAAATTCAAAGCTATCTTGATGATGATAGGGGATGTGTAGGTCAGATATAACTAAAATTGATTTAAACATATACTACATATAGTATATATGTTATAAGTTGAATTAATGCAATACTGTGAAGAGTAAGTGAGTCGTAGCAATTAAACAAATAGTCCACATCACTTTTTCCATTCGAGAAATTCTCATTTCTAAATGGGCAATATGATTTCCTCTTATATGTTGGATTTCTTGTTTGAGTAATTTTAACTCGCCCTCAATCCGAATAATCGCTTCTCCATTTTTTTGACTTTGTGATGGCATTATTTCATTTTCTTTTTAGGATAAGTATAAGACTTTCCTTTGCCAGTTTTTCCAGCTTTCTTTTTAAATTTTTTGTATTTGCTTTTTGGCATTTTCTTTTCCTTGTTTAAGTGTTTAAATAAATTGTTTAAAAATTCAATTCCTTTAAAAAACATATTTATTCTATTATCTCATTTCCCATTTTATCATATCTATATTTCATTTCAGGAAGTCCATTCTTATAACTTTTTCCATCAAATGTTAAGACTTGTTTTCTATTTGAACCCTTTTCATCAAACGATATGTGAATCCAGCCAATATTCAAATCTTCGCTTTCAGGATTCCAGAACTCCAATATCAACTGGTCAAAGTCCACGTTATCTTTAATCCAATGAGCTACTTTTAAATTAGAAGTTCCTAATACTTCTATGTCTGCTGCTTGTCCTTTTGTGTGCTGACTTGAATCGGATGATCCCAGCTTACGATTTAACTCTAAACATCTAAAGCCAGAATTAATAGTTACCACACCAAATTTAGCTCGTATGGGTTCTAATACTTCATAGCATAAATCTTCTAAATTTTTAAGATCACCACTATGAGGAGTATTGTTAATTCCATTCCTAGCCGCTACTTGCGACTTGGTAAATTCTTTTAATTTAAAATGTTTTGATAATTGCATTATTTAACTCCTTTAAGTTAATTAACGAGCATTAGCAGGAATCCCAGAACTATTAACAAATGGTGCTTCTGCAAACGCCATATACACATAATTTGCTCCTGATGTGTTCCAAGTACCACTACTGTTTCTTATTTTAAATCCATTAGAAAGAAAATCTACATAACTTGAACTTGAATTATCTGCATCATTTGAGTTAGCATAAAGTTCAACGATAGTTGCATTATAAGGATCTCTTTTATGATCGTGTATAGTCCAATCTCCTGTAGCACTTGTTTTTTTTATCATAAGCCATGCGGGCCTAAAGCCCAACCAACATACAGGGCCATCAGCATTTCCATTTCCTTTATACAGGCCGAAACGGCTAAAACCAGAAACTGGTGCAAAAAGATAATTAACAAATGTACCTGTGCTGGTATTATTTGCATCATTTTTAACTGATGATACAGTAGTTGTGGGTGTTGTTGAGTTCCAAGTATTTGCCGCAGATGACACAGTACTTGTTAGATTAAAGTAAAGTTCATTTGCGTTTCCTAATTCGTGATGATAAGTCATATAGTGACTTGTGCTATCTCGTCTTTTTGCAATAACCACTTGTGGTACTATTCCGATTCCATGCCCAACTGTATCTGCTGATCCTGATCCTGTATAAGTTGCTATTCCAAAACCACTTGTAGTATTTGCTGAAACACTAGAACTAATTGAACCAACCGAATTTGCTGATGCTGAACCGCCACCTTTCCAACACCAAGCGACATAAGTTGCTCCACTACGATTAAATTGATCTGAATTTCCTACAGTAAATCCATCAGAATTAAAAGTATTTAATCCTTCTGATGCTGTACTTTCTGCATAAGTATCATTTGGGCGAATTATTTTTGTTACTCCCCTGACAGAATCCGTCATTACTGGTTCTTCGGTATGACTACGGCATTTTATCCAGACGAAATCTGGTTGCATATTTGTATCACCATCTAAAGTTACTGCTAATCCACCGCTACCTATTGCAGTATTATTAGCACTATAAAGTTGAACTTGCATGTGCGCTTGAGGATCGTCTATTGTTGTAAAGGGCATAATTAATTCCTATCCATAGTCAGCCAAATTCTTCGTGCATAATCCGAAATACCCCGAAGGGGGAGAATATTCAAAAGTCGTTCCACCATCATTTGCATCTGAATTAGCTGATGAAACTGACCACGTTGTACCGCCACCAAAATTATAATTTGAATTATCCATATCCCCACTAAAACCACCTGTCATTGGAGTATAGTAAGTATTTGTAATTGATATAGCTCCAGTACCTGTCGCACCGCTGGTCGGGTCGCCACTATTTTGCCACGTACCATTTTTTGCAAAATATAACTTATTATTATCGAGGTCAAGTGCTACCGAAATAATATCGTTGGCGGCATAAGTATCACCATAAGCTTGTGTACTATCATCATCTAACGAATATCCATTATTACCATAATAAGAATAAGCTAAGTTACCTCCTCCAAATAAATTATGACCACCAGCCGTTCCAGAATCTTCCATATCATTAGAATTAACAACACTTTCACTTACAATTCCCATACAAGTATATTGAGCATCCGTTTGAGAACCTATCTTATTTTCCCAGTACCACTTTCCCTTATTAACAAAAAAAGTACAAGGAACAAAAATACCACTATAATCATGTGCAACTAAATTACCTCTTGTAATTGAAACACTATCATTACCACCTGTACCTGTTCCATAGAATAAACTATTAATGACACAAAAATTATTAGTGGGGGAGTCAGTCATCTGATCTGTTGCGGCTAGATTAACTTCTGTTAGATCTGTCCCTCCGTTTGCGTCATTCCCTAGGTTACTGCTATCCTCAAAATCTAAATAAAAACCATTATTACCAAAAGTTAATCCTGAAACATCTTTTGGCTTCCAAGTTAAAGGACTGTCCTCATCGTACTCACCGAAATCAGAAGCGGCATATTGAGTTCCATCTACAAAACAAACCTCCGCCATATAACCATCAAAATACATATTAGTGCTACTTGTTCTACGACCAACTGCTATTGTATTTCCACTATCCATTGCATCGCAATCTGTATTTAAGCTTGGATAAACATTAACATAAGTATTATCATCATTTTGTTGAACACCATTTACATACAGTTTCATTCGGTTTGCTTCTGTACTTTGTGTTGTATCTACTGCAAAAACTATATGCATCCATCCTGTAGGATCTCGGTATTCAGGAGTTGTAATAAGTTGTGTAGCTGTACCTCTATCATCAAAAGTACAATGTATATCGTAATCTGATGGTGCTCTTATTCTAATACCAGTTTGCCATTCATCAGAACTATCTGGTCCTACATTAAAAATTGTTTGATCTCCAGCCAATGAACCTCTTTTAATCCAAGCAGAAAAAGTAAATTTTTTTTCATTTGTAGCTGTACCTAGTGTCTTGTGCAGATAAGGACTATCCCCACTATCAAACCGACAGGAGTTGGCTACTTCGTATGCTCCACTTATTGCTGATGCTACGTTTCCTGATGGTATTGTTGGTAAAGGCATTTTAAACCTCTAATACTGGCCACTCGCCTAATGGTCTTTCGCCATCTGTATAAACATATAAACTGGCTAAAACATCTACATCAGAGGCATTGTCAATGGCAGTTTCCATTTCATTTGATCTTGTTCTTACGTTAGTTCTAAAAGTTGATACCGCACTTGGTACTGAATATTCTGCTACATCAGTTGCTTTAATTACATACCAATCTGTCGGTGCTAATAAACCACTTGCTTGATTTTTAATAACTCTTTTATGTTTAGTTTTTAAACCCTCAACTTTAACATCGCCTACTTCTTTATTATCAGGTAAATCTCCATTATCAGAATCTTCTTGTGTCCATAAACTGTCTGCTATTGCTTTTGCTGTTGCACTTCCATAAGAAGCTGTAACTTGTCCATCTGCAAAGTCAAAAGATTGATTTGTATTAATGTAATATGCTTCATCTTTCTTGTTAGAATCATCAAAAACTATTTCGTAAAGTCCAATAGCTTCTCTTTCTTCGTTAGTCCATCTAAAAGAAAAGATATTTTTTGAATGACGAGTATCTCCAATAACCATAGCTTTTGGATTCTTAATTATTTCTGTTATTGCGTTATCTTCTACTAATGCCCACATAATTTTAACTTTCTGGTATGTTTAAAGTTCTACCAACCTCTTGCCAAATTGAACCATTGTAACGGAAAACAAAAATGTCTGTCTTACCATCTGTATCT